TGTGGTACACCCTAATATCTATATCCATCTGGTTTATAAGGACCTGTTGGTGCTACACCGATGTACTTGGCCTGCGCCTCGGTCAATGTGGTAATCTTTGCACCCAGCTGATCCAAATGCAACCTTGCCACCATTTCATCCAGATGTTTTGGCAAAAGATAAATCTCTCCGGCAGCATACTTGTTGGAATTGTTAAACAGTTCGATCTGTGCGATAACTTGGTTGGTAAATGAGTTCGACATGACATAACTGGGATGCCCTGTTGCACAACCCAAGTTGACCAAACGACCTTTTGCGAGAACGATAATCTTTCTTCCACTGGACATGGTCACGTGATCCACTTGTGGTTTGATTTCGTCCCACTCACAGTCACCCAGGCCCGCGATGTCAATTTCGCTGTCAAAGTGACCGATGTTGCACACGATAGCATTGTGTTTCATTTGTTCCATATGGACCCGGGTGATCACATCGATGTTGCCAGTAGCTGTTACAAATATATCTGCTTTGTCAGCTGCATAGTCCATGGTAACCACACGATAGCCGTCCATCGCGGCCTGTAACGCACAGATAGGATCAATCTCGGTCACCCATACCTGTGCCTGTAAGCCACGCAAGGCTTCTGCAGAGCCTTTGCCTACGTCGCCATAACCGGCGACCACAGCGGTTTTACCAGCTATCATCACATCTGTAGCACGCTTGAGTGCGTCTACCAAACTTTCTCTACAGCCATACAAGTTGTCAAACTTGCTTTTGGTCACCGAATCGTTCACGTTGATGGCCGGAATTTTCAATGTGCCGGCAGTGATGCGTTCACGCAATTTATAAATACCAGTGGTAGTTTCTTCGGTCACTCCCACTATGGCGTCCAACAGATCGGGATGCCGATCATGTATGTACCCAGTTAGATCGTGTCCATCATCTAGCAGAATATTTGGTGTCCATTCATCAGGGCCACGAACTGTTTGTTCTATGCACCACCAGTATTCTTGTTCGGTTTCGCCCTTCCAGGCAAACACTGGAATGCCTTGAGCGGCCAAGGCTGCGGCAGCATGGTCCTGTGTTGAGAAAATGTTACACGAACTCCAACGTACTGTGGCGCCCAGTGCCACAAGAGTTTCTACCAGCACAGCAGTCTGAATAGTCATATGCAGTGACCCTGCGATGCGGGCACCCAGGAGCGGTTGCTGGTCTCGATACTGTTCTCTGATAGCGATCAATCCCGGCATTTCGGTTTCAGCAATGGCAATCTCTTTGTGTCCCCAGGCAGCTAGGCCGATGTCGCGTATTTTGTAATCCATGTTATTCCTTGTTAATTTTTATGGTGTTGCTTGTGCCGTCTATATGACCCGAGCACAGTTGTAATTTAGTATATAGTCTAGATTGGCTGTTGTCAACAGAATAATCCTGGAGCCTCCTGAGGGATTCGAACCCCCGGCCAATGCGTTCGAAGCGCACTACTCTTGTCCACTGAGCTAAGGAGGCATGGGGTGTCCTACGAGTATCGATCTCGTACTTCCGGTTTCACAGACTAGTGTGCAGGCCACTACACTAAGGACACCACGGTCTGGCATCGCCGCCACGAGTCGAACGTGGATCTAAACCTTCGCAGGGTCTTGTGATATCCCTTTCACCACGGCGATATATTATTGGAGCGGGTAGGGAGAGTCGAACTCCGCATTATCAGTTTGGAAGACTGCTGGGCGCCCCTTGCCACAATCTACCCGCTTGGTTGATGGTTGCGGAGGCAGGATTCGAACCTGCGATTCCCGGCTTATGAGACCGGACGGATGACCACTTCCATACTCCGCGATAGTCTTGGCAAGGGGTACAGGAGTCGAACCTGTGACACGCGGGATCAAAACCCGCTGCTCTACCAACTGAGCTAACCCCCAACAAAATTGGTCCGAGTGGCAAGATTCGAACTTGCGACATCCTGCTCCCAAAGCAGGCGGAATGAACCAGGCTATCCTACACTCGGATGAAATGGTGCCCCATGACAGAATTGAACTATCACCTGCCGCTTACAAGGCGGCTGCACGACCTTCATGCTAATGGGGCAGTACTTTACTTGTTTCTGGTGCATCGTGAGAGATTCGAACTCCCGACTTCAATCTTGTAAGGATTGCCTTCTACCACTGAATTAACGATGCCTGTTTTGGTGGAGAATAGGAGATTCGAACTCCTGACTGAAGCTTGCAAAGCTACTGCGTTCCCAATTACGCCAATTCCCCATTAACTTGGCACTATCTTTGGTATGTAAGGAACTGCTCTAGGCCCACCGTACAATTGCTCAAAAAGTTTTTTGGCCTCTTGCGGAGTATCCGCAAAGATGCGTTTCTTTTCTTCGCCACCGGCGGTGCGAACAGTGGTTTCATACATAGGCATGATAGTTTTCCTATATGGCTCCAGAGGTTGGGATCGAACCAACGATAGGCACATTAACAGTGTGCTGCCTTACCTCTTGGCTACTCTGGAATATATTTTACTTATACTGGTGCCGCCTCTTGGAATCGAACCAAGTTCTCAAGCTCTTCAGGCTCGCGCTGAATGACCACACTAGCTCAAGCGGCAATCTGGCGACCGATAGGGGTAACGATCCCCTCTGACTTTCTTGCGTGACAGGCAAGCGACCACTCCATGCAGTCCCATCGGCCAAAATAGGGTGCTCTGACGACCCCCGGAGGTAATTATACCGCATCAAGTGGCGATCTTTGCATCGCACACCATCACGCACGGCCTCCACCCTCTCCGCGACAGGGTCCGTTCTCGCATTGCCAGCGCCGGTTCGGTAGGACCGGAACCACCCTTGAGTCACGAACTCACTTCTCCTTCGTGCGGGTCACACTAGCCAGGCGTTACCCCGGCGGGTTTGGTACACCGTAGGGGAATCGAACCCCTCTTACCTGCGTGAAAGGCGGGTGTCCTAACCGATAGACGAACGGTGCATTAACTTTCTTTTCCTGTGTGTCTCATTGTTACAGTAAGGCCAAATAACAGGAATCACTGCTTTTTCAATTTCACTTATTTGAGCGCCGCTCAAATGTTCTAAATTCCATACCAGTACCGGCAGCGTATCAACGTCAACTTTGTACGAAACTGGAAAATGCAGCACACCCGGCCGCACACGTTTTTTTCCTATGCGCTCATAATGGCTAGGGATGAAGTCCACACCTTCAAGGATGAACTTGCACACACCATCTTTCCACCCGTCGGGGAACTTGTCTTTTGCTTCAACTTTTTCTACAGGTGTAGAATACAATCCTGCTAGGTCTACATCTAACTTTAGTCTATGTGTTCTATGTCTGCCTATCACGGTGTTTGTTGCCGCTTTACCAAAGTAGAAATTCACTTGAGGATAAATCCAATACAAACCTCTGTGATCGCCCACTTCTTCACGATTGATAGAACCTTCTGTTGTTGCATAGGGTTCTATCCAATCGTACCCCAGTCGATCAAAAACCCCTTGGATCAGTTTTAAGTTTTCTTCCACAGTTGTATTTCTGGTTAAACCGCCGGTTAAAAATAAGTCAATTGGTGGGGACTGAAGGAATCGAACCTAACTGCCGCCACCCTGCATATTATGGCAACGGATTTACAGTCCGCCGCAGGGAACAGCCCCCAAAAGTAAGTGCTATAGGACCAATTTAGACGTTGGGTGCTTTCCCAGTCATAGCGTACGGTCGGTTATGTCAGGACCTGTCCCACGCCGGTTAGGCCCGTATAGTATCAGCGTCCTGATACGATACCCGTTTTTCATCTATAGCACTTGCTTTTGGGTGCTCGGGCCACGCTTTCCACGGTCGCCCCCAAGCTGGAGTTGTTACCCTGTCCAAACACTAAAGGCATTGCGCCACGTAGTGTCCACGCTGCTCGGTTGTCTGAGGGGTTGCCTCGCTACGGTGCCCGAGCCACCGGGATTTTATCGTTTACCATACGCTGTTTTTAGGATAAGCAGTAACCGGAAATTGTATTATACGATCGATTGATTTAATAGTCAACCGTAAAATCTATTTGGTGCGCATGGAGGGATTCGAACCCCCACCCGAAGACTTGCTCCTAAGGCAAGCGTGTCTACCATTTCACCACATGCGCGAGAAAAATCATTATAACAAACATTCTGGTTGCTGTCAAGCATGCTATCGCATCTGCGTTTCAGGGGCAGAGGAAGCTGTCCATCCAAAATGTGTAGTTGAGCAGACTGCTCAGATATTAGTGTGGCCTCTGTGGGACAACCAATCTGCTCAACTACGCCGGGTTTTTACCATGTGCGTTATCGCCACACACTTCCCATCCCCCGGGACGCCCTCATTAAGCCCATGTTTTAGGTGCGGGCAGGCTCGCGTTGCCTATGCACACCATTCTGCAGAAAGCGGATAATAAAAAACCCCGGGTCTTTCGAGCCGGGGTGTTTTGGATTTATCCTAGTTGCCTAGATTCTATCCGCTACACCCCTCACTATCCTCGCGTAGATTACTTGTGAGGACTGTGTCTGCCGCATGCCAAAAGGCTGGCTTGGGCTGACAACGGCCGGTCCGGGTAATCAACGATGAATAGGATAAAGTTTGCATCATGTCTCTAGTATAAGGTTATTTAGTTCTCTTGTCAATCTCTTTTGGAATATTTAGTTTTTTGTTGTTTTTTTGCAACACATTAGCAAAATCGCAACAAATTGCTAGGATCGCACTGGTGCACCAGGTACTTCTATCCGGGACATGCAATTACTTATCTTGGTGCTGTTGCTTCAATTCATCAAAGGTTCTAACCACGGCCAGCTGAGCAGGATCAGACTGTTTGTCTGATGGCAGTGGCAGAGTCTGCCACTCTTCTTCAGGTACATCACACACCAGTGCCAGTTCATACGCATGTCCGTCTGATCCATAGCACTCCACGATGTCAAAGCCTGCTAGTCCACGAGCAGCGTCCTCTAGATGTCTTGCCAAGGATCGCAGTGCAGCCGGCTCGCCTACGATATAACCTCGTGTGCCTGGCCCGGTGTGTGGGTAAAGATGCAGTCTTGCTTTCATTTGATGTGCTCCACGTCTGATAGTTTGAATTTTTTGCTACGATACACTGTAACATATTCGCTGTTGTTTTTGTAGCCTAATCTGCCCGTTCCCCACAATACCGGATGTTCATGAAAACTGGCAGCATGCGGCAGTATCACATCCAGATAACGACCATTGCCTGTGCCCAGAGTAACAAAGGTGATGTATTCTTTGGGCGAACTCTTGAACACACGATAGTTGGCCACTAGTCCGCAGAACTCAATCTGCCCTGGTCTACGAATCTCTTGGCACACAGGCAAAAACTTACCACTTTGCCAGCGTCCATTGGCCATAAGGTCCTGCACTTCGCCGCCTTCAGTTACAGCAGGCACAGCACCTGCCAGCTTGGCTTCATGATAGTATACCCAGCTGGCATATGAGCCTTGACAGTGTTTGAGTGTGGCACGCCAAAACGCTTCGGGATTGTGTGCTTTTTGATAGGCCAGAGCCCAGATCAATCTGCCTAGATTGATTGCATGAGCACGACACAGTCCAAAATGACTGAGTTCACGCAGTGCGGTAAGCACTTCGTCACGTCGTGGATTGTTGCCAATCATCTGCATGAATTCAAAGATCTTTTCTTCATTTTTCTTAGCAAAAGCACGACGCCACATGTCTGCTTCATACTGATCACAACCCAAGATCTCTGAGATCAAGACAATCGCATCATCTTCAAACACAATGTGATCTTCAAATGAATCTTGACTCCAGTCCTGGAAACTGTTTGCACGTCTGCGACCCATGGTAGCTACCGGACGAATCAAAGCAGTGGCCAACACACAGTCAGATCGTGTGCGAGTTCGCAGCGCACGAAACAGTCGTTTCATGGCCGGTGATTCTCCCTGAGTGACACCCAGTGTGTTGCCTGACATCAGCAGTTCTGCTGTGGCCGCATCTGTCTCAGGATAATCCATAAGCTCACGCTGTTCAATTTCCCACAGTTGGCTGAGTCCACGATTGGCCAAAACATCAATCTTAAAGTGTTCTAGGTCTTCAATTTCATACTTGTCCAGCAAGATTTGATTTTCGCCGTTGATCAGGCTCTTGGGCACGCCACGATCAAAGATCAAAATGCCGCCACAGTGTTTGCTGATTGCACGTTTCTTGCCCATGAGCTTGTTGGCCAAACGTTCGGCTTCGCTCACATACTCAGGTGCTATGACTTCTGACAGTTTGAAGTTACGCTTGAGGGTGCCTTTGGCACCATAGCGTTTGGCAGCTTCACGCAAGGCTGACTTTTCTTTGTAGGTCACATAATTACTGACTCTGGCACTCTGTCCTGGCCAGCGTCGGAATATGCGATTCATCACTGTTTCCTGTTGCCAGTGTGGAAAGTCTAGGTCAATGTCCGGCAGGTCATCACGACGTGGGTTCATGAAACGTGACAGTGGTATGCGTTCTTGGATAGGATCCACATCACCTATGCCCAGCAGCCAGCACAACAAACTGCTGCCTGCGGATCCTCTGGTAATGTGTGGTATGTCGCGTGTGAGATCCAGTATTTCTCTCACACGGAGAAAGTGTTTGGCAAAGCCCAGCCTGGCAATTATTTCCAGTTCTTCTTCTAGTCTTTGTGCGTATGCTTCTGAGTCTGGTAGTGGTCTTGTGAACAGCGAGATCAGCCGTTCAAGTTCTTGAAATCGATCTTCCATGATGCTTGCCCTTTGAATGCCATAATGTGCAGTATTTATAGGGCTGATTTGTTGGAAAGTTTTTTTGGTCCCTCGGTGCGGAATCGAACCGCATCCTGGGTCTTATCTGGACTAACTCGTTATAAGCGAGCCTGCTCTCCATGAGCTACCGAGGGTTATGGTGCGACTGGCGGGATTCGAACCCGCATGCCCGAGGACGAAAGATTTTAAGTCTTTTGAGTATACCATTTCTCCACAGTCGCGACTGAACAAATACATTATCGTATTCGTATTCGTAAGCTGTGAAAACCTTTGTAGTTCATAGTAAGTTATTTAGTACCTGGCCCGACCGGCAGGAATCGAACCTGCGACCCACTGCTTAGAAGGCAGTTGTTCTTTCCACTGAACTACGGTCGGAATTTGGTGTGCCGTGAGTGATTCGAACACTCCACCAACAAATTATGAGTTTGCTGCTCTAACCTAATGAGCTAACGGCACGTGAATGAATTATAGTTGGTGTGTTATTTTATGTCAACCAGGATCATCTGATTTTTGTTCTAGATGATCTTGTTCTTTCAAACTGGTCACTTTCATGACCGATGTCACCAGTTTCTTTAGCTGCGGCTTCTCTACGCAGTTTGACTCGTTTGGGATCAGAATTGTATTCTGCAAAATATTCTTTTGCCCGCTTGCTGGTAGCAGCTGGTCCAAAATACACACCCGGGCTGCATCGATCGCCAGAAAAAGTCATGGTATGGCTGAATCGCAGCAGGCTTTCTTCTTCGGGATCTTTGGTCTTGGGGTTTTCTGTAAGGAGACTCAATATGTCCTTGATTCCCATGATCATCTTGTATTCCTGTGTGCTACTGTTGAAGAAAATAAAACCGTCATTACCTTTGCCCAGATGATACTGTAATAGTGCCATCACGCCTTGCTCTCTGGCCACTTGATCTGTTTCCGTGGCCTTGATAGCATTGACCAACCTTTTGACAGCGGCAGAAAAATTATACCCCGGTGCCTGGCGCAGTGTTGGAAAGACCGACAACATTAGAAAAGACATGAAATTGTTTGATGTGCCAGGTTCTTTATCTAGGAAATTCAAGACCTCGGCCAAGTTGAGAATACCGCCCGGGCGGAAATCTGCACCACGCCATAAGCTGAAAAATTTTCCCCTTTTGATCAACGAGGCTTTTTTGCCTCCCATGCTGTCCAACCAGGCCTGCAGCCAACTATCTGCTTCTCCGCGCAAACGGCTGCCGCTGATCTCTTTGCCTTCCATGCTGTCCAACCAGGCCTGTGTGGCTTTGCCTGTGCTGGGCAAGGTACCATCTTTGAGTAGCTTGCTGCTAGGAGTAAGCGACCCCGACTTGACTTCCAATTTGGTGGTTTTCTTTCCACGCTCGATTACCAGGTCGCCACCTTCGTCGCTGCGCGGTTTGCGAGCGCCGCCCATGATGGCCAGCATGGCTTCGAACGGACCTGTAGCACCGCGTTGCCCTGTGCTCAAGCTGATGTCCAGCAGAGTGCGCTTGACATCTTTGTAAACGTCTTTGATAGCAGGATCGTCAATGGATACCACTTCATCAATGCTGCCTTGCCCCAGCTTCATCATGCGATTTATATCAAGTGCTTTGCCTGCTTCGCACGCCTGCAGAAACTTTTTGCGTTTGTCGCCGGTGATACGTGTGCCAAACATGCCCACAAGGTTACGAGCCCAAATGTCCGGAAGATTAAATCGCTCTGCAAATCCCAGTGCGGTTTTTTCGATATCAGTGTCTAATTTACCCAATTCTGCCTTGGTATTCAGCTGTATGCCCTTGACTGTTGCTGTAACAGCCTTGACCACTTCGGGATCTTTCTTTAACTCCAAGCGTGTGTCTGCCTGTGCCACGAATTCCATAAACTGCTGCATGACCTGGCTGTTTTCTGGGTTCTGTTCCATAAACATCCTGGCCGCGGCATCGATGGTGGCCGCACTGGCACGGAATACCAATTCCTTGTTGGGCACGGCCCCGCTCTGGCGTAATTTTGGCGGAGCAGGCGCGATCGGGGCAGCAGGAGGGGTTGTGGTCACTGAACCCATTGGCGGTGTTGCCACGTTAGCTGCCGGTGGCGGCATGTCCATAGGTGGCGCCGTCTGCTCTTCTAACGGCTGTGTCTGCGCCAAGATCAAAGCCGTCTGATCCATGATCTTATTGATCACTGAATGCATGGGATCGCCTGCAGGCAGAGAACGCTGCTTGGCGGCTAGATTTTTTACGTGTTCGCCAAAGGAATCGGCGTCAAAATTTTCGTTCACTAGATCAGTATAGCGCATTTTTTTACTCTGTTAACAGAGTATTTATGATTAATGGTCTATACGATACAGTGCTTTGTCCAGCCAGGGAAAAAGCGCATCCTGCTGCCGCATATAACCATAGTTGCGCAGGCTGTTGAGCAGGCTAGGATGTAGCAATCCACGTTCTGCTAGGTCGTACCAGCTGACTCCTGCAGGATCCAAGGGTTCTTGATCTGTTTTGAACACCGCCATATGCAACCATGAGTCATCCTGGGCCTTGCGGAAATAGGCGTCATTGCAGTCAAATCCATTAAGCGCCAACATGTATACCATGCTGAGGAATGAGTGATGGTACAGCTGATAGTTTTCTCCGCGATTAAACCAACGACCGTATTCGTGATTGCTCAAGAGTGGCATGCCTATGTATAACAAACCGTTTTCATTCATCTGTTGATTAAACAGACGCAAGGTGTTCACAGGATTTAATGCGTATTGGAAAGCGTCATGGCACCAGATCACGTCTACCATGCTGGGCAAACAGCGTTTTTCAAAATCTTTTTCCAGCAAAGAAAAATTTTTAGGTAGATCGAAATCTACAGGCATGGGTGATTTGTCAACAGCAAAAACTCTCAGATCCAATGGCTCAGCAGGTTCATCTCTAGTGGTGGCATTGGCCCACCATAGCGCATCCAAGCCGGCACCAGCACCCATATCGGCTACCGTGCTGATGCTTTCCATAAAAGTATCGTGTTCCTTGAGTAGATTGAGCACCTGCAGACTGTGAGCATGGCTCTGATGCGGATTATTAAATTGCGCCATGTTTTAGTATTTCGATGATGACTTTGTTTTTCAGCTGTTGTAGCCTTGGCTCCAGCTGATTGCAGGCTTCTGCAACTTCTAGATCGCTGCCCCAGCTGCGTTGTGTGGCCAGATGATACGCCCATTTGGCACAGGCATCTTTTTCCATCTGTACTTCGATGGCATTTCCCCGAGGCCGAGCCTGCATGCAGAGATTAAAATCTTCTATCAGCTGATCGGCTCGAGCTCTATGATCCATCACACGCTCACGTCTTCCATGCCGGCTGTGCGCAGGCGCACGATGTGTCCTAGCATGAAGTTTTTGCTTTCCAGTCCTTTCATGATACCCAACCAACGATTGCGCAGGAGAGCCACTTCGTTGATGATAGTTTCAAAATCGATCACTTCGTCTTCGCCATCCACGTATTTTTCCGCGTCTCGGCTGGTGAGACTTCGTGCATAAGTTTCGAGATATTTCTGGAAATGTCTGCGCCGGATCTTTCTCAGCTGGATGTTGAGATACTCTAACACCGCTTCGATCTCTTGCAATTGATTGAAACGGTGTTCAGTCAGCCCAGGAAGGTCGCTAAGCCGCTGTTCCACACGACCTGCGATGGCCACATCACGTTTGGCTGCCAGCATTTCTGCTTCAAAAAAAGCGATAAAATCTGGGATCGCGCCTAGGTCCTGGACCACACGGTTGTACCACATCAGTCATCCCTGTCGTAGTCGTAGTCGTCCTCATCTTCATCTTCATCTTCATCCTCAGTCTGGAAATATTCTTCGCAAGCTCGGGCCAGATAAGAATCCGATTGTGAAAATGCCTTGAGATCTTTTTCGCTTATGCCGTCAAGATCTGTGAGTATACTAAACAAATGATCGGCTACTGCTTGCCTATCTTTGTTGGGCACATACTCTTTCATTACTGAATAAGTTTCTACCAAAACTTCAACGTCAATCATTCTGCTGTTTCCTCTTGTAGTTGGGCAGACACCACGTGATGTGGATTTTTGACAAAATCTTCCATCACACGGTCCAACGTACCATCTTCGTTGCGTTCCCATGCCTTGCGGAACTGTTTGATCACGGTGCCATCACCCAGGGTGTATTTAAGACTGTTGCCTTCCTTGGTTAACAAACCCTTGCCCTCCAGCATGTCCGTCATGCCTGAATAAGGATTCATCCCAGTTTCGTAAGGAATCTTGACCTGTACTGATTCAAACGGCTTGGCATAGCGTGTTTTCATTACCTTACAGGCAGCACGAATACCACGCACTTCAGTAATTTTATTACCATCTTCGTCTTCTTTGAGTTTGAGTTTCCTCATTGCGACTACGATTGAGCTGGCATAGATAAAGCCTTGTCCACCTGAGATCTTGTCATCTGGGTCAAACATGTCCTGGCTGGCATAGGTATGATTGGTACATACCATGCCAATGTTCAGATCGCCAAACATGTTAACACAGTTTCTCACCAGGGCAGTTAGTGCTTTGGGTTTACGACCAAGGTCACCTTTAAGATCGCCGCCTTCGAACTGATTAACGTCAGTCGGGGTGAGCATCATGCCTAGACTGTCTAATACAAACAACACCTTGGGACGTTCGACTTCGGGGATGCCTTTGTACTCTTTCACAAAGTCTGAAATCAGCTTGGCTACATCATCGATCATTGACACGTTGAGCTTGAGAAGTTTGTCCTCTGATGTGTCCACTTCCAAGGCGTGTAACCAAGCTTCGTCCAGTGCATTTTCTGTGTCTACCAGGATCACATAGATGCCTTGTTGTTGTGCGTTGCGGACGAGATTGCCTGAACAGATAAAGCTCTTGCCTGAGCCGGATTCGCCTGCAAACACAGTAACCTTGCCCATGGGGATACCTCTGTGGAAGTCTCCTGAAATGAGATAATTTAATGTGTAGTTACCTGTTGAGATCCAAGTGTCTGGATCGCGAAATCCTACTGAAATGCCATCAATGCTCTTGGTGATTGATTTTCTAAATTTTGCAACGTCAAATGGTTTGGCCATGATATATCCTCAATTGTGTGATTTTTTCTGCATTATAAATGTATTTTTTGGCTGTGTCTAGATCTCTAACACGACCAATTGGTAAAATGCCCAGTCCTAGTCTTTTATCTTGTAAGTCTATCTTGTTATCTTGAGCCCATGATTCAAAATCCTCGGTGAAAAGATCTATTTCAGGGCCCAACCATATGGTAAGATCGGCAGCAAAATAGTGTAGATTTTTCTGTGCTTTGTAGTCAGCCGGCAACTCATCTTTATACAAATCTAGATGTGTTTTGCCCAGTTCTGCATAATGCACGTACACTCTCCCAGATTCGACCAATCGTTGGAACAGATAGTAATCTTGATCTATCAACGGGCGACGATCAACATAAGCACGATCAAAATTGATATACCATTGATTGTTTTGCCCTTCTTGATCTTGTTCGAGCACATGCACATAAAAATTGAGATCTCTTATGGCCGATTTCACATGCTCGGGGGCCAACATGAACAGCCTGGTAGGCCGATCATATTCACCACTCAATTTCTCAAATGCCATGTGTACACTGTTGCAGTAGTCGTTGTTCCACTGTGGCGGTGCTGCAGGCACTATCTCTCTCCGGAAAAATTCATTCACTATACGACCGGCTTGTGTTAGATTATCAAGAGCCTGTGATTTGGGTATCCGGAATGCGAAAGAAGCAGTCTGATCAACCGTGCTGCACGACACAGCACGGTTGAATACTTCTATCCAACGATGAACAAACGCATTATCATCTAGATCAATGACCACGCTGTGCGCATCGTCCAAACGCACCTCCAGCATGAACGATTACTGTTTTTGCCTGTTGCGGATCATTGCCAAAATATCTTCGGCGCGAGCGTTCGATGCTTTGGGTGCTTGTACAGGTGCGCTGGCAGCAGGAGCTTCGTCAGCTTCAAACGGCGGATCCTCGTTCACTGGTGCCGGTGCAGCCTTGACAGCAGGGACAGCCTTGGCAGCAGGCGCGGCGTTGTCGTCATCAACGCTAGAACTGTTACTACCAGTAAAACCGCTGGGCTTGTAGTAGGCACTCCAGCGATCTGGATCATATGCTTGTCCATCTACTGATGCTTCAAACATTTCTTTGATCACTTTGAGTTCTACGTCGCTGGGCTTCTTGGGCAAGAAGTCTGTGAGATTAAACAGACCAAACTGATCGATAGCCGCTTGTTCGGCACTGGTCAGTGCTGTTTCCTTGCGGCTCCAGCTGGAAGTGCTGTAGTCAGCATATCCACCCTTGGAGGTTTTCTTGATGGTGAAGTCAAGTCCGGCCGCGTAGTCGGTGGGCATGTTCTCCATTTCTGGATCCATCAGGGCGTTCTTGATGATGTTGAAGATCTGCGGACTGATCACAAAACGACGGATGGGATTCTCCGGAGTCTTGTCATCGCTGAGTGGGTTGTCATGCACGAAACCCTGGAACAGATAAGACTTTTTCTTCCAGTACTTGCGACCCATTTCCTCCAGACTCTTGTCTTTGAACCATGTGCGCACTTCAGCCAGCACAGGGCAGGCTTCGCCATACATTTCTACGCAAGGAACTTGAACGATCACCGGCTTTGAATCTGCTTGGCCTTTGACGCCAGCAAATGGAAGACGGATCATCAGTCGCTCGACCCAGAAAAAGCTGTTTTTGGAATTGCCGTCCGGAAGGAATCGGACTTTTGCTGTGGAACCTTCTGCAATATTCCAGTGTGGATAGATAGCGTTGTCGCCACCTGTTGCGTTACCGCCTGTGCGGTTTTCCTGTGCTTGCAGTTTTGCACGGATTTCTGCCAATGATGTAGCCATGATATTCTCCTTAAGATGGTCTTTATTGTGCCTGGATATACCCTTGCACCATGCAAGTGTATAACATAATTATTTAGCAAGTCAAAGCAAAAGGCGCAAATTTTGCGCCTTTGGTAAAAAAAGTTTTTTATTGAGTTACAGCAATGGTAAACTCTCCGCCCACTGGCTGGTCAAATCTCCAACCTTTTTGGCGGAACATGTTGTAGTAAGGATTGATAACTTTTGTTACGTTTTGTGGACTGACAACACCCTGCATGTCAGCATGGCGCGGATCATCTGTACCTGGGTGCCCTTGGATAACGGTAAATGAACCGTCCTGATTGATCCTAGAACTAAAACCATATTGTCCTGGCGTTGTTCCAAAAGCTGAATTCAATTTGTTCACAATCTCTTCGCCATACTTGGCTGTGGTTTGCGGATCTAGTTGAGCATTGGCCGCTGGCATGGCTTCGCCAATTTCGGCTTCGGCTATCATGTCTGCAAATTTTCTAAAGAATCGTGGATCCATTTTATTTCCTATCTTAGTCCTGCAATTTTTAACATCTTGAGTAATTCTTCGCTTACCACACCACCAGAATTTTGGCCCGGTGGTGTGTCTGCGGCTGTGGTATTTTCTGGTGCTGGTGGTTGCGTTGGCTGCGGTGGAGGAGCATCTAGTTCTTCATTGCCTAGACCTAACTGTTGGTACATGGCAGGGTGATTGTCTTTGATCCAGTCCTTTATAGCAGGAACTGCATCGCTTTGTTCGCCCACCTCATCCACCAGGTCGGTCAGTTTATCAAATAGTGTGTCATCACCTAGCAGGTTATAGATGGTACTGGTTACGTTTTGAGCATCCATGCCATAAGGAATGGGTTTGGAGAGCAGTTGTTGTAGTGCCTGTAGTTCTTCTGTGGTTTCGGGTAGCGCCCAAGAGCCCTCGTCGAGAAGGTCGTATGCGCTGTCTAGTTCTTCCGAAATGTCATATTCTGAAGTGTATCTCAGCTGAGAATTTTCGTTTAGGTTTCTAAGATCTTTGAGATAGTGTGTTGCCAATTGCACTGCCAATGCCTTGCCTGGATGGTCTTGGTTGTCTTCTTGTATGTTATTGAAATTTTTTGCCCAGTATGATGCGAATTCTGCTACCTCAGGCATGGTGACTGCACGAGTGGCGATGTCTTCGAGTATCTTGGTTACCATCGTGTCAGCGGATTGGAATCTGAGCATTTTCATGTATTCATCCATGCCTTCGTTGGTGGCCAATGCTAGAGAATCTTCTCCTTGTATGATATTGGTTACTGCGTGTATCTGATTTTGTTTGGTTTCTTCAAACATGCGATAGGCTTTGTACACATGTGGCAAGGCTGCTGTCATTCGATCATCAAAGATCTTTTTAACAAATCGTTCTTTGATTTCGTTGACATCTACTTCGTCTAGTTGCTGTGTCTGTGGTTCAAATGATTCTACAAAAGCATGATAGGTCCTTGCACCGCGCAGAGAATTCAACTGACGATGCATGTTATTATAGTAACTGACTGCGGCTTCTACCATGGTACGAGTCACGCTGTCCTCAAACACTCGAGTTCGCATGCTGCGCACGAAACGTCCCAGCTCAGTCATTTCTTGAACCATGGATTTGATTTGCTGCCCTACTTCGTCATATGGAGTACCGCCTTCGCTCACGTGCCTGGCCATGGCTCTGGCTCCGCTGAGCTTGTTGTTTTCTAGCTTGAATCTTTCACCGTGTGCGTTTTCTACGTAGATGGCGTTGATATGTCTTGCACGACTGCCTCGTACCTCGGTGTTCACGCTTTCAGTGTGTACGATGCGCAGCCTTGCTGTGCCGATATTTTCAAAACTGTGTTTGGTAGTTCCGTATAGCTTGCTTTCGGTCACTTTGATGTCTCCGGATTTGTAGGTGGAATCAGCTTTAGTGGCTTGCTTGACATCCTTGATACTGAGGTTGCTCCTGGAAATATCTTTGGTGTCAAAAGTCATAAGATTTCTGCGTGCAAACTTACGCAGTTCATACAAAAACTCGTACCATTGTTTCAGCTGATCAGGATCCAGGTTCTGTGATATGTTTTTGCTAAAATAGATTTTTAGGCTGTCGTTGTCGATCAACGAAATGGTTATATTTCCAAAGTTTTCGCCGTCGGAACTTTCGTAGTCAAAATTGAAGAATCGCGCTTCTGCTGGATCCATGGTGGCTTCTGCCCGGTCGTTGCCCAGGCTGAGGGTGCTAAATCTGCTGCGGATTTTTTCAAACAGAGATTCTGCTATTTTATTAATTTCTTGTGCCATGCGTGTATTTAGCCAATTTTATTAAACCAGGTATAGGTGCTTCGTCGAGTTTGCAAGATTGGATAAGGAAATCCGTGCAGTTGTCCACAGTTGATCATGAAATATCCTGTGTTACGTTTGTAGGGCACGCGATACAAAGGTTTGTACTGATAATCGTAAAATACCGTACCAGCATTATCTAGTGTGTCTAAATATATTTGTAGGCTGGCTACCACCTGCTTATTATCCTCATGTATACTAGCAAAAAATCCCGGACTGTCTATCCAAAAAGCATGTCTGACCGGGGTGAACTTCAGTGCTGTAGTAGGCCCGTAGTCTACCGAATTCAACAAACTATTCCAGACACTGCTTGCGGGAAATTGCTGATAATTTTTTCTTTTCCAATTTTCCTGTTCAGGCAACATGGTATAAGAATAGCTTTGGTGTGCTTCGGCAAGAAATTTATCGAGCAGATTTTCATCGTATACCTGTTGTACATACCAAAGATTGGGTACCTGTTCAATTGGACTGATGATCATACCATGATAAAAGGCATAGGCTCGATGAAATCGTCCAGGGTATCACGCACCTGGCTGTCCAGTTTTTCGTCGAATTCCTTGATAAACTGTAGCATGCGTACAGTTAGCAACAGACTCATTACCAGATCGTCGGTTTCTCCTTCTTTGGCTTCAAAACTAACACCTTTGGCTACAAAAGTTTTTAGTTCGCTGATGAGATTTTTACTAGCTACTTTGAGTTTGCGTGTTTCTATCAAAGATTTTAGCTTGGCACACGCAGTCAGCTTGACCTTGTTGGTGGTATTGAATCCTTTGCGATACCCGCCGCCCATGCGCCGCGGCTCACTGAGGAAAATTCCTGGAATATTTTCCTCACCAATTTCAGATATCGCTACTAGAGCTGCTTCGCCCAAGCTGTTGTTTTCTACGCTGTAATAAACATCTGTGTTGCTTTTGGTGCATTCAGCGATATGACCGGTGATCTCCCTCAGTATGGCCACTTGTCTTTGTATGGAAGTCTTGTTATGCTGCCACTCTGCCACTTGCATCAAGCTGGGAATCTCTAGCACCTGTATGGCCGATGGATTACCTCCTGTTCCTAGGCTGGGATCCAAGCCCACGAGATAAGTGCAACCCGGTTCTGGTCGTTTGAACCAGCGCACCTGTCCTTGTTTTTCTATAGGTTCTATGCCTGCCATCTCCAAGAGATGCACAGCATTAATTAGAGTTTCATCAAAAATCAAAAATTCGCATTCCATCTCACGGCGGAATCTTTCCTCGCCCAGCTGCGATCGTTGTTCATTGGCCCAGTTTTCGTCACGATCTGGGTGTTCTTGCCAGCGGCTACGATAGGCCCGGAATCCATTTACTCCTATATCAGTTTGATTGCCATATTCGTCTACGCACTTGTTGGCTCCTTTCCATATCAGAGAAAACTGATCTTCATCTGAGTTGGGTGTTGAAGTGATGATACACTTACCACCAGTGGCCAAGGTAGGAGATATCGAAGTCCAGAATTCGCGTGCTATGGTGGGTCGTACAAAAGCAAACTCGTCAGCGTACAACAAAGATATACTCATGCCCCGGCCGGTATTTTCTGTCGTGGTCTGGGCAACGATCCTGCTACCGTTGTCAAAATCGATCGATCCTTTGTTGTAGCTGACTACTCCGGCTCGTATGAAATCCGGACAGTGTTCGTATGCATATCGTATGCGTTGCATGATCTCCTGTGCGCCCAGATACTTGTGCGCGGCAACAAGTATGGTACTGTCAGGAACAAACATGGCATACCAAAGCAGATACCCGGCCGCCGAAGTAGACTTGCCCGTTTGTCTTGGCATGAGGCTGATAGAAAATCTATAATTATGATATGTATCTATCAGGCGCTGCTGATATTCGTAGGGGTTATATTTGATACCGCCACGGGTGGGGTGTTGGATATATAAATAATTAGACAAGAAATAATAAGGTCCTGTCACAGGATCAGCGCATTTTGCGATTTCATGTATCTGGTGCTCGGTAAAGCTCTCTAGCTGGTGAGCTTTTTTAACGATAACACCTTCAAGTGATTTACTCATAATAAGTATTTAACAAATGTCAAACTGCCTGTTACTTAACTCAAATTACGAACCTATATCCATCCTGCCTTTAAGCATCATCAATTGGCAACATGCCATCAAACTGATGTTTTTAGATCGGATCACAGTATTGGAAGAATACGAAAATCACGTGGCTCGTAGCAGCCATCTCACGATCCATTATCCTGCCGTGGCAGTGACCAAAAACTATTTCAACAACAAGCGAGGCATACGTTTCAGCAGGGCTAACCTGTACCTGCGCGACTTATATCAGTGCCAATATTGTGGAGATACCTACAACAGCGATCAGCTCACCATCGATCACGTGATTCCTCGCAGTGCTGGTGGACGTGTGACCTGGGACAATGCTGTGACCTCTTGCAAGCCTTGTAATACCAAAAAAGGTACCAAGCTGTGGAAACCCCTGCGTATGCCTTACAAGCCTGACTATTATCAGCTGGTGAGCAAGTGGAAGAATCGTCCCATACATATCGAGCATCCCAGCTGGTATAAATATCTAGGGATGGAAGATCTACACGCAGTAGGCACCTAAATGCAAATAAAACGAGCTAGATTTATCAGCGGGCGATTTATCACTACCAGGACGTACTTGCCACTGGGCAAGTACATCTTGCACACAGCATATTCCAGCACAGGCAAATACCCTGACAAACTACAATGGTTGGACACATATCTCGACACTCCTGAGATGAAGAGCATTGACAAGATACTAGACCAAAATCCAGACATCATCTGTTTCAGTATGTATGTGTGGAGCGCCCCTTACATGGTCAAGATAGCTCAATACTTGAGAGATCGAGCACCCAATGCTGTGTTCATTGCCGGCGGAGCCGACATCAGACACCAGACTCATGAACAATACATGCAAGACCATCCGTGGTTTGATTATGTGATATACGGTGCTGGCGAAGATGCGTTTGTAAAGTTGATAGATCTGTTATTTGAACAAAAAACAACCGACCTAGATTTATTGAATGTTCCTAATCTGATCTACCGAAACAAAAAAGGACATGCTGTCAAGACACGACATGAGGTCTACAAAGGCACTGCTTTTTCAGATGTGAGTCCTTGGTTACTGCACGAACACGAGGTGCGCAAGGATGCTGCTTATATTACGGATGTTTGCAAAAGCGAGCTGCATGCTGCATGGGAACCGGACCGAGGTTGCCCTTACAAATGTAGTTTTTGTGATTGGGGCTACGGACTGCATAACAAAGTAACTAAGAAAAAATATCGTTTTGAACAAGAACTAGAGCTTTTCAAACAGTTAGATGCCCATATCCATATTACCGCAGCCAACGTGGGTATGTTTCCCGAAGACATCGACTACATGACGTACATCTATACCCTTGGCATCAAACATAACGAGCCCAGCTGGGCGAAGAATCACAAGAATCGTGTTAAAGAAATTTGGCAGAAACAAATTGATATCACAGGCCAGCTATCTGCTTTCACCAGTCTACAGAGTATCAACCAGACTGTACTAGATAACATAGATAGACCATGCATGCCCTGGACTGAGGTTAAAAGCCTGTTGCTAGATTTCCGTAAGCAAGGACACAAGGTAGAATTCTATCCAGAAATCATTGTGGGATTGCCTGGCGAAACTGTAGAGACTTGGGACCATATGATGCACGAGTTTATAGATATGTTTCCTCTCCAATGGCTTAGACAGTATGAATGGGTGGTGTTGCCGAATTCACCCGGTGGATCTCAAGAATATCAAGAACGACTCAAGATGGATGTGCGGAGCACTCGAAATCCTCATGCTTCCAGCCATGTTGTAAAAGACTTTACCGGGTTATCTTGCGAAAAAGTTATGCACTTATTGAATCGAGATCAGGATGATTTGTTTAGTGGAGTGACTGATGCGTTGTGGGGCAGTTACAGCAATGGAGTAGTAGATAAATTATATATGGCTATTGCTGCAGGAACAATTGCCTACCTGGCTAACAGGTACAACCAAAATCCAAAAGTAGTGAAAAAACTCTACGATTCATTAAAGCCAAAAATGCTGGCCAGGGCTAGATTAGACGCCGACATGTTTTCCGGGTATTACCAACGATATGGTCAGATGACTAGCTTTGTTCTTGACCAAGGCAAGCTGTATAACTATGCAATTTTTTGGCCCAGTGAAGCGGGGCTCAAGCTACTGTCGTCTGTCAAGGCTTGATAGGTTTTTCGCCTGTCATATAAGGCAAGCTAAACCACAGCCGGAACCATTCCGGTGTACCCGGCTGTATGTTATGCTTTTTTTCTAGCTCGCGTTTTTCCATACCAGTGCGACTGATGTTGATACCGTCATACTGTTCCCAGCGAGGCTGATTGTGATTGTTAATTCCTGACAGTTTTTTTAGCTCGTAGATTGGGTCGTTAGGATCCAACACCGCGTCAGGTTCTCCTTGTTCACCAGGAGAGACAAATGTTTCTTGTGTAAATCTTATCTGTTTCAACTCAGTGTTGGCTGTAAGGAATAGTCTGATCGCCCGAATCCGGCACAGGTCGAGTTTCAGACGATCCCATGATCAGGGGCACCAGCTTTGTTTGGCGTCGCCGTAGTATTCTCTAGCAAACCCATTGCGGATCAGTTCGGCACGCAGGCTGCGACCGTCTAGTACGATGTCACCCAGCACGCGGCCGCCAAACTTGTCCCACTTGTACAGTACAACCTGGCGTTTTAGACTTTTGGCAACAGCATCTTTAGTAAACGCTGTGGCTTGCTCTCCTCGCTGCGCTTCACTGGGGCACTGCGCACGATGTCCCTTCTCGGGTGTGTCTACACCAAACACCCGCACAGCCAGCTGAGGCTTGAGAGGCTTTGGTAAAAACGGTGCAGAGATAACGATGGTATCTCCATCAGTCACGCTGATGATCTGTGCATCATATATGGCCGACTCTTTAGGCATCTTGCCCTGAGCTAATGCCAACACAGGTGCCAGCAGCAGTAGAGTTAGTAATTTTTTCATTGTTGATTTTCCTTTGTTGATTACCAAGCTCGGCATGACCAGTAGCGTGCTTTCCAGCGTGGTCCAGGATTGGCACAGTTGTGGCGGGCACGGAAATTTTTCCTGCGGCCGGGAATATTTTTCTTGATGCGCATGTTCTTGTCACCAAAATTGACTTTGACTACATTGCCTTTAGGTCCGCGCACATACACTTTGCTTTTTTTGACATCGCCTGCCATGGGCTTGCCTAGTGGTACCTTGCGTCCTTGGTACTCGGCCTCTGTCAGCAAGGCCTGCGTGATTAGATTTAATGCTTGCTCGTCACCTTCTAGCATGATATCACCGTCGTCGTTGATTTCTGCTACGACTGCTTCTATCACCAGCTCGTCACCAAATTCCAGTTCCACCACATCTCCTGGAATTGGATTTTGCGCGGCATACTCAGCTTCTTCTAAAAATTTACGGAACAAGCTCATGTTATTTTTCCTGTTTCAGTGCTTTGTATAGGGCGTTCAGTCTAGATTCCATCGTAGCCAGTGGATTGTCTCCCAGCTTGGCTTTGTCAGCATGTTGCGATTTAGGACGATTAAGATCATTGCCCTGGCGTATGATGGCGTCGGTGGTACCGTACACTTCATCTGGTTCATTGGCATACTCATCTAAGCTGTGGTCTTGCTTGGCCGCACCAATCATACCGGCCATTTTCAATATACGAGCCAGCTCCTCAGCAGCATCACCATCCGCGGTGACTGTTACTGTTTTACGTCCAGTCTTGGTATCCATACTGGTGTTAACGCTCATGCCATCCTGCTGGTCCATTGCATCCATGGCCATGCCACACTCGTCTATTTTGTTGTCCGACATGGCCGATTTCATTCCTTGCTTGGCCAAGTGCTTGGCAGTAGACGGCCCGATTCCATATTTGCCTGGTATAGCAGATGGCGGCTTATTAGCAGGATCAGGAGAAAATGGTAAGTCTTCGTTACCGAGTTCTGCTGCCAGCTCGTTCTGTTTGAACCATGCTCGTTCTTGATCCATATATTGCTGCTCTCTGCGTTCATCGTCTAGGGGATTGTAACCGCTTTCTCCCACAGGATCAAAATCATATAGTTCATCATCATTGTAATGGCCATATCCGCTGGTCTGGCTTTCGTCGTCATAGCGCCAGACCATGACATTCTTTCCGTCGATGTATCCTCGTAGTTCCATACCATCATCGCTGTACTCTTCGCGATCGAAAAAGCCTTGCTCAAACTGGCCTAAGAAATTAACATCTTTATCATAATGGTCACCATCATCGGCTTGCAGGTGTATAGAATTACCATAGTCGCGGGTCTGGGGATGACGATTTGGATCTATGTCACCTTCGTCGAGTTTATTGATTTTGTCACCACTACTGATTTTATCTTCATACATGGTGCCACATTCATTCATACCATGCACTTCGCAGTATACGCCTTCCGCAGTCATGTTGCAACTACTTTCATCCACAGATTTTTTTTCACCACGCAGGATTTCAAAATCCATGGCTGTAAGTTTGCCATCTTTGTTTTTGTCCAGCTGTTTTTGTCCACCATGCAGGCCTGCCAGCAGTGCTAGCTCGTCTAAGCTGTCTTCAGCTGCCATTGATGCAGGAGGTGCCATGGCTGTATCCATGAGCTTTTTACCGTGCCTGTGCAAGTCTAAAGCATCACGCAGTTTGTCGCCCAATCTACCCGAACGTCTAAATTCTTCCATTTCCATGTTCAGTTCTGTGAGCATTTCTTCCACAGTCTGTCCGGTTTCTTTCATCAGTTCTGCAAAGTTCACACCTTCAGTGACCTTGTCCGGCAATCCCTTGTGCTTGGTTTTGGCAAAGTCTTCGGCGTCTTTCTTGCTCATGCCTTTGGCTACCTTTGCCACTTCCTTGCTGGCAGGTTTCTCGCCTTTCTTGGCAGCGTATACCATGCCCATGAATTTTTGTTGCGCCTTGCTCTTGGCTTTTTCAACAATGAACATGGCTTCGAGTTCTTCCATAACATCATCAACATAAGTTTCGAGATTGATAGATTCTGCCACTCTCTTGCCCTTGTGCTTCCAGGCCTTGGCAGTGGTCCTCACGGGACCAAAATTCTTGCGAGGACGACCTCTCTTTTTAGGACCATCAGCAGCAGGTGCTGTTTTTTTAGCACCTTTCTTTAGATTGCCCCATTCATCATAATCGTCATCACTGTCTTGTGCAGCATCAGTACGAGATCCATATGGCTTGGCACGATTGCGCTCGCTCTCTGGATCTGTGTTAACCCCTGCCATGCCGCCTTGTGCGCTCTTGATCAAGTTCATGTCCAATCCACCTTCTACCATGGTGGCATGATGTTTCTCACATATTTGAGCAGCTTCTTTGACTTCGTCTGTAAGGCTGTCATCGTGAGTGTCTTCAAGGTTATCCATGATATACTTGAGAGCAGGCTTGAATTCTTCGTGCGTGTTCCACCCACGCTTGCGCATCCATTTCCGCACGGTATGTGCCGCTGTGTCATACTCGCCGTGTTCTTTTTTGGTAGTTTTACGAACACCAGGCAAGCTGCTGTGCGCATCATCTTCATTGTATTGATCTTCTACATCGCCGGGACGTGGAGTATTGGCAGCACGGAAAACTTTTGCTCCTACCTTGCCGGGACGTGGAGTATTGGCAGCACGGAAAACTTTTGCTCCTACCTGGGCATTGGCTGCATCAGCCGACGCTTGTGATGCCTGTCGACTGGGCTCTGTTTCTTTGCGACGATAAGCCGGTATCTCGCTATCTGGATCATTTGGATGCTTGATCCATGATTTGCCCGGCACCACATCACTTTCCTTGACAGGATATTTTTTACCGTCGACTACAAAATTATCTTGGCTCTTGCCCATGGCCTTTTTGATGGCTTTATCACGACTTCCTAAATATTCGGCATTGCCGGATTCTTTTTTGCCGTCACCGTCGTAGTCTTTCTTGGCCAGCATGTCTTCGTTGTAATTTTGTTCGTCTCGTGGGAAATTCTTTTCCACACCAAACTTAACATCATCGGGTGTTAGTGTACCAGCCGCTTTCTTCTGGGCTGCTTTCCATGCCAATGGGTCAGATGCTGTGCCGCTGCCCCTATCTGCCCAG